TGAATCATTTTACATTTAGTACACCGAGAATCTGCGACTGCGGAGGCGATTTAAGCAAGCAATGGTATATCTATTTCCGTGCTAAGGATGAGAGTACGGGAGACATCAAACAATTCCGTTATAAGCTAGGGATAAATAGGTTCAAGAAGAAACGTGAGCGGCAAGAGGCGGCCAAAGCAGCTTTGGCTACGGTTATATCCATGCTGGAGGATGAGGGTTGGAACCCTTTTGAGCAGAAATGCGAGACCGAGCGAAGGAATCTATTGGTCTCTTTGGAGGATATGCTAAATATAAAATCCTGCTCACTTAGGAAGAGAAGTGTTGAGATATACAGGAATGCCTTGAAATTTTTCGGTATATGGTGCAAGGATATGGGGTATGATACATTTGAACCTTCTGGATTTACGAAAATACATGCCCTAGAATATGTGGATTATCTCAAGATGAAGCGTAATTTCTCCGGGAAGACTTGCAATAATACGGTCAGCTACTTGAAAACGCTTTTCTTCATGTTGGTAGAGAGAGAGCAGATCGCCACAAACCCGTTCTGTGCCGTAAAGAAATCTAAGGAGGAAAAAGGCAAGAACGTCGCCTTTACCTCTCGTGAGGCAGAGCTGGTCATGGCATATATGCGTGCCCATGACATAAGGCTTTATTATGCCACTCAATTCGTTCGGTACGCTTTTATCCGGAGAACTGAGCTCATGTATCTTAAGGTAGGATGCGTGGATTTGCGGAACCATACGATTACCATACCATCCCACGTCTCTAAAACCGGTACCCAAGATTCCATTACCATACCAAGATCGCTTGAGAGTATTATAATGGAGATGGGCTTAGATAAGGCCAATCCTGATTTTTATATTTTTGGAAAAGATATGGAGACGTGCGCTAAAAGAATATCCCGGGTAGCTTATTTCTCTGATAGGCATAGGGATGTTATTTCTGCGTTAAACCTACGAAAAGAGTTGATTTTCTATGGATGGAAGCATACAGGCTGCGTTGAGCTGTATAATATAGTAAGGGATCCATATGTGGTATGCCGTCAATGTAGACATTCTGATATAAAAATGACTATGCGTTATCTTCGTAGTCTTGGCTTAGGTATTAATGAGGCAGTCCGAGAATGGTAGCAATTACGTAAAATTCGATAAAGTTCCCAAATAGGCCAATAAAACACGCCCGTGTCAGAAAAAATACGGGCGTTATACTCTTAGGGTAGTGGAAAGAAATTTGAGGTTGTCTATATGATTAAGCAATGCGGTTTATTATATATAACCCCGCAGGTTTTTAGTTAATAAAACAAATGCCTGAATATTCTTTGCTGCAATGGAGAAATATCGCTACCTTTGTAAAAGAAAAACAACTTTGCAAATGCTTTCGCAATTTAAACAATATCTTGAAACAAAGGGAATAACCCCTACAGCTGAAATAGAGGAACAGATAACATTTCTTTTAGACGGTTTGTACTATCTATTTGTTTATGAAAAGTCTGACCCCAACTACTTTAGACTCATCATACCCAATATTTTCAAAATTGAGGGAGAACAATTTAAATATGAATCATTAGTAAATGACCTGAACCTACGATTCAAGGTTGCAAAGACATACATTACCACTGACGGTATGGTTTGGATTGCAGTAGACCAATTTATATACTCACGTGAGGGTATAGATTTAATGTTTGAACGCTGCTTGAGATTATTGAAAATTGTGATTGATTATTTTAGAGAACAACAAAGTAAATTAAGCCATGACTAAATCTCCGCATTTTTGGTGGTTAATAAGTGTCTTAAGCTTAACCATCATTGCTCTTATTGCTTTCATTATTACTGATAGAGTTATATGTAGCGAAAGTTTAATGGAATATGTATCTGTCTGCTCTACGGTATTATCTATAACTCTTTCCATCTTTGCTATTCAATACACATACACATCTAATAATGAAATTCACCAACAATTCGAGAAGATTAACTCTGTAGCAGATAACATAAAGGGGACATCCGAAAATCTTGCAAAAACAAACACACTTTTGAATAATAACCTGAGACAAATTATTGAAAATCTTGAAAATGTGGGGGAATCACAACAAAATATTGCAAAGCAAATAGAAAACCTTACAAATAGGGGGATAACTACTAATGTAAATAATACAAGACCTATCTCACCAACTCAGCAAGGTTAAGTATAATCAAAATAAAGCAAATGCCCGAAAAATCCGTTAGGATAGTCGGGCATTCAACTATAATAAATCAAACAAGACTTTAGGGGTATTGTAGTATACAGTTACCTTAGTCATTTAGTTAAACTCTATACAAATTTAGGGAATATCCTCGATACAATGATTGTCATTCCTTATTTTCTTTCTCTTTCTCCTCCAGTACCTTTTTAAGCTGATATAGGCTCAAAATATCATACTCAAATGTTGGATTTTCCCAGTTCTTCCGGACGGAGTTTGTCTGTACGGATATAAATTTCCGAAGGTCGAAGATATATTGGCACAGGCTTAGCCGGATCTCGTTAAATGTTATCTCGTAGTTATCAAACCACGCAAGCAGTTTTTTTTAGTTCCTCGTTCATGGTTATACAATAAAATTTGTTCCCGTGAATATACCAATAATGCCTATATGACCGGACCTAACTATATACGAATGATTCGTAGATGATAGAAAACAGTATAGAATAGTTGATTTTTTGGTGTCCGATGGGAGATAATGATCAAAGTAACAAACACGAGTCACTTTATTTATCTCTTTTGCGAGAAAAGACAAGATTATGATCGGAGCGATAGTTGGAGCCGCCAGTTCCTTGGCGAGTGGCATTGCCGGGGGAATAAAGGCAAGGAAGGCGGCTAGAAAAGCGAACGCCGTGTTGGATAAACAGGCAAAGGAGAATGGGGATTGGTTTAACCGTAGGTATAACGAGGATTATACCCAAAGTGCGGAGGCGCAAGCCGCCTTGACCAAGGCAAGGGAATTAGCGGATGAGCAGTATCGTAAGGCCTCCGGTACCGCCGCGGTCGTAGGAGCTACTGATGAGTCCGTAGCTCAGGCCAAGAAAGCGGCGGGCGAGGTGATATCCGATACCTCCAGTGGTATAGCCACTAACGCTACAGCACGGAAGGATGCCGTGGAATCCCAATATCTCAACACCAAGAATAATATCAGTAACCAAAGGCTGTCTATCTATAATCAACAGGCGGCAAACGCTACGCAAGCGGCTAATCAAGGATTACAGGCAGGGATGGGCCTCGTTGGGGCTGATGCGCAAGCCCATCTTGACAAGGGTAAGGGATTATTCGAGTCTATATTCAAAAAGTAAACAACCATGACATTAGAGGAAAGATATAATAGGAAAAGGACCCCGGTCGTTCAGAGGCCGGAATTGTCCACTACGCCATTGGTTGAGCCGGAGGTTGCCGGAAGCCAGAACCCTATAGCTCCAACAGTGGATAATACGGATGAGACCGTTCCGCAAGCGAGCGTTGCCGAACCTCAAATGAACGATTACCAATGGAACCAAAGGCTTTATGAGACGCTCTTTCAAAAGCCGATAAGCCAAGAGGAGGAGGAGAGAAGAAAACGGGCCGCTTCCGTAGCTACTGGAATCGGGCATCTAGGCAATGTGTTGTCTTCCTTCTCCAATTTGGCATTCGCGGGAGAGGCACCTTCGCAGAAACTACCTACCGTAGCTGATCCTAAACTACAATCCTATTCTGACAGGTTGGAGGCTATCAGGCAAAGATACGGGGCCGGGTATCTGGCCGCAAGGCAAAACGACACGAATAATTATCAAAGGGCATTGCAGCTTTATAGACAGGATCAAGCGAGAAAAGAGGATTTGGCGGCAAGGAAAGCGGCTCTTGAAAGGCAGAACGCCATTGATCGATGGAACATGGATAAATGGAAAAAGGAATATGAGGCTGATCAAGTCTACAAAAAGAGAAGGTTTGATTTGGACGCTGAAAAAATGGCTTTAGAGAAACGGGAAGTTGAGAATAGAGAGAAAAGCGGATATTACTCTGGCCGATCCTCTAGAAGAACATCTGTATCCTCGAATAATAACGGAACTATAATCCTTGATACACCTGACGGTTTCATGGACATTGACATGAGCAGAGTAAACCTATCAACATTGTCTCAGATGTTCAACAGTCTTCCGGATTCAGTCAAGAAAAATTATCGCATATCAAGCAAGGACGGCGAAAAGGACAGGCAAGCCAAGTACATGTCTGCCATAGGAGAGGCTGCAAAGGCAGATCCAAGTATCGCTGATTATTTATATAGATCTGGGCTTGGCACGTTGAGGGAAGGGGATAAGGATATGTCAAAATCCATAGATATCAAGGATGATGTGATACCATGGGATCCTTCCATGATTACTAATGGGCATACGGATCAACCTACCACAGAGAACGATAACGAAATAATACAGTATCGTCCTGTTGTAGACGATCAGGAAAGTGATACTTCTGATATGCGAAATGAGAACGTATATGATAACACCTTGACTGACCCGTACGATATTATACTCCAAGATCGAGATCGTAGGATTCGTGAAAAAAAGAAAAAGCAAGAGGAGGCTAGGAGAAAGGCCGAAGAATATAGGTTAAATGACGAGCAAAGTTATTATGATCGCATATCAGAACTTGAATCCAAGATGGTAAGAGAGATAGATGTGGAGAAATTCATTAATGATAATAACCTTGGTCTCCAAGATGCGGCAAGAGCTAGACTTCTGTTTAATGATATAAGGAAAGATAACGCTAAGATCAAGAGAGAGATTGATTATCTATATAAGCAACTTAATAAAAAACATCCTCAAAGAAACGATTGATTATGCCAATATTTGAGTTTGACGGAAAGAAATATGATGTGGAGGATCGGTATATGAACGATTTTTCCAAGGCGTTCCCGGATGCTACTTCTGTATTCGAGAGAGAGAATAAGAGATATAGGGTTAAGGCTTCCGATTATGGCTCGTTCATGAAGTATTATCAAGATCCTATAAATGATAGCGTTTCCCGTGAGGAGGGAACGGAAGGGAGTTATCTAAAAGATCTTGGAGAAAGCTTTATGCAAGGTGTAGGATCGCTTGGCAAGATTGCATTGTCTCCTGTTAAGAAAGCCGCTGACTATATTAATGAGTCTGATATCGGGAAGGCTATCAATGAGAGATTGGGATTGGAAGGAGGTCAGTTTGGGCAGTGGTATGAATCCGCGGATAAGATGGAAAAAGAATATGCCAAGAGATCTGACAGATATGTAGGAAAGGATTTTATCCAATTACTGAAAGATGGTAGATACGCTGACGCTCTAGGAGAAGTTTTCTTGTCCGCTACCAAATCAGCCCCTACCTCGCTTGGCATAATGGCGGCTTCGGCGGCTGGTTCCCCGGCTGCGGGATTGGCATTGATGGGTGCCGGTACGGCTTCTGAGAAATACGATCAGCTAGGCGAGGAGAATCCTGATATGGGGTCTGGTGCCAAGATGGTCAATTCGCTATTCACCGGCTTATTCGAGGCTGGTACTGAGTATTTAGGTGCCGGGGCCGCTGGTACGGCGATAAGGCAATTGCTTAAATCGGCTGGGCGTGAGGCAGCAGGCGATGCCATAAAGAAAAGCCTTATGCAGAAGTCTGCTGATTTCATGAAAAAGCATTATATCGTAGGGCCTATAGCGGAGGAGGCTATGGAGGAAACAGTTAATGCTTTAGGGGAATATATCACGGATAAACTTACGAGTGTTGAACGGGATGACAATATCTTGGAAACCATGCTCAAATCCGGTGTGTATGGTGCTGCTGGAGGTGCTCAATATAGTCCTATTATCGCTGGAGCAAGATTTGCTGGTGATAAAATGTCAAAATCTGATCAAGGCGTTGACACTCTTCCTCAGTTCACTAAGTCAAGGTTTGCCGAGGCAGAGGAAGAAGGTCGAAATATGACTGATCCGGGCGATATACGGACGGCGAGCAAAAAGATGGAAGAGACAAGGCTTTCCCTATCTGAAATGGTTCCGGGTTTGGCTAGTACGATAGAAAGCTATGTGGATGATAAAGCTAGCGAGGCCCAAGTGATGAGCCTTCTTGATGGGGTTAATGCGGATGCCCGTCCGTTAGCCGAGGAATTCTACGCTGATTATCTCAGGATATCCGGTTTGCAGGATCGTATAGGCGAGGAAATAGACAATGAGGTTGAAACTTATGTTGCCAATAATATTACTCCTTATGTTACCACGAATCCTGATGGTCAGTCTATCGTTACCACAGCTACGCTTAGCGAGGGAAATGAGGAAAGACCTGTGTACGTTAGGAGTATCGAGGGAGATAAAGCCGTTATTTCCGATAACGGACAGGATCGGATGGTCTCGGTGAAAAGGTTGAGCGATATAGTAGAGCAAGATGCCGGTCATATGAGACGGACCTATGAGGATCAATTATTGGCTACTCGCCAGTCCGAGCTTGATATGGCCATGAATCATAATCCCAAGACGCAATTACCAAAGCCGGGGTTGATCGTATGGAACGGGGATAATGCGTTTATCCTTCAAGGACAAGATGAGAACGGTGATTGGATCGCTCAACCTGCGGCTTATGATAGAGAAACCGGGCAGGTGACAGCCAAGAATGGCTCTTCCCCCGCAATGCCTATAACAGAGAATGAGATTCTTGATCTTCAAGATGCCATATATGACGCTCAACAAGTTAATGTGGTGTCGCCAGAGGATGATAATGTTGCAAGTGCTGATGCCGAGATAACCTCTGCACCTCCCGTGGAAGATGCGATCAACCAGCCAACGAGTGAGATTGAGACGGAAGGTGCCATTGATCAGATAGCACAACCTAGCAATGTAGAGAATCCTTCCATGGTCATGCGAGAAGATGGTACACCCGATTTCGTATCATCAGGAACGGATATTGCCTTGGATTTCCTCTATGATAAATATGGCGATAAGATGCCAAGGAAGATCGAGGTGACGAGAAAGTCTTTCGATGAAAGTCTTAAAAAAGCGTCTGATGCCTTGGAAAAGGCGCAAGAGGCATACGATGATGCCCCTATCGGAAAAGAGGATAAGGCCGAGGCCGCATTGATAAAAGCCCGACAAGAATATGAGGCGATCAAGGTCGAGGCTGATTTCTGGGCTAATCTTGATGATGATATCAAGGATGCCAGCAAGAAGCCGGGTGATGTCATAGCGAAGGAGATCTCCGTGATGGGTGATCCTATGAGCGGAGAGGAGCTTGCGGCCATGATGCTGGCTAATGGGGCGATCAAATTGACACGTGACACTTACAAGAAAGAGACGGGTGCTGGGAATAATGAGACAGCGAGGATGTTCGGATTGTTCGCTTCTCCGGAGAAAGGCGGTGTTAATATAGAGAGGGCGGGTGAGATATTGGAGCTTGCCGATAAGGAGAATGGTACGAACTTCTTCGATGAGAACGATACGAACGCCGGAAGGGACGCTATCATAGAGGTCTTGTCTTCCGCTCGTACACGTGGAGACTTGATCGATTATGTCAAGAGGAATCGTGAGGCGATCGCTGAGCGTGAGAGACAGGCCGAGTACAACGATTACGCTGAGTGGTGCGAGGAGAATTATCATATGTCCCCGGAAGAATACGAGGCGTATGAGGACGACTTGCGCAAACAGGCCGAGATTGTCACTGAGGAAACAATAGAGTATGTGAATGGCGAGATTGCGGACGAAATACAGGCCATAATTGACGAACAAAATGAAATAGACGCTATCTTAGCGCAAAATAATGAATCAAATGAAGAGATTGAACGAAATGACGAAGGAGGAACTGGCGGCTTACTTGAGGGAGGCGATCAGTTATTGCAAGGAGAACAACCTATACAGGTCGGGAGAGCTGGAGAAATTGAGCAAGGATTCACGGGAGTTGATGACCGTGTCTATCGCACGGATGGAGCTGCACAAGAAGGCGCACCAGAAGGAATAAAACCTATAGGGAAAGGAGTATTTGGTAACATATACGACCAATTCAAGGGAAAGGTAAAAGAAGCGTTCGATTTCTTGGTTAATCACAAGGAAGGAGATCTTCTCGGCGTATTTCATAGAGATGGGATTGGGAGTATAGATCTTGTATGGGGTAATGATAATGGAGGTCTCAAACACATCATAAAGAGGCATATTGAGGAACAAAATGATTTTTCTGATGTATCGGAGATCCAATCGGCCATAAATGACGCTATATCTAACGGTGATATAGTTCGTGAAAATGAAGACAAGATTGTCTTACAGACTGATAGATATAAAGTATCTATAAATAAACAATACCGTGATGAAAATGGTAACGTTATTGAAAGAAAAAACTGGATTGTAACAGCATTTGATAAGACTAAGAAAAAAGGAGAAAAGAAAAATACTCCGTCAAGAGAAACTTTAACAACTCCTTCCTCTAACCTAAATAAGGCTGATGGGGTGACTTTACCATCAAACGGAGGTATTT